TATAGACTTTCTTAGCTGACTGCTCTCCACTACCACGTACATTACCTGTACTGGCGGCTTTGACAGCCTTCTTACGCTCAGTCTTCTCAGTAGCGGCAGTTTGACTAACAACCTGTTGACGTTCTTTCCAGTTAGTAAAAAGTTCATCAGCGGCTTCAAAGTCATACTGTCTGTCTGCTTCTGCAAAGAGCTTTGTCCTAATCTTAGAACCCTTAATCCAATCAGCAAACTTGGGGTCTTGCAAAATGTCCTGCATATCAGGGTGTCGTCTTTGCAATTCAGCCATAGCTGTTGTGTGTCGATATTGGTTGCTGATTTTTTCAGCTTCCTTTATCTTAGGGTGATTATTAATCGCTCTATCGACTGCCTTGTCGGGGTCTGAGAAAAAGTCTACTTCTTCTTCTGCTTTTACTTCTTGGGGTGCTTGTTCGGAGAGTTGTGTTTGGATGTAATCGTCAACAACTTTTCGTAACTCACCAACTTCTGAACTTTGTTTACCTAGAAGTTTCTCAGCCTCTTGGTGCATCCGTATAATCTCGGCTGTACTCTTTCCCTGATACTTCTGTGGTATTTCTTGTTCTGGTTCAGGAGTTGTCTCTTCCGCTTCGGTTGATAAAGCCTCTGCTTGAGTTTCCTGTTCGTCAGTAGTTACTTCTACTTCGCTATCTTCAATTACTTCTTCACGCTCTTCTAATATTCTTGCCATTATTAAACTCCGTCATAAATGATTGTGGAGGTGGATTGTGTAGAGATTCGGTTAGGAGTTGTCTCTACGCTCTTTTTGTATCTGCTTTTCGCGGTTTCTCGCCCATTTGGTTGTAGCACCTATAAAATCACCACAATGGGGGTCTAATTTACTGCGAACAGGAGATATAATCTTTCTAGCCATTAATGAACATTCAGGGCAAGGTATCTCTTTTGTTTCTGAATCTATGAACCTTTCCGTTGTATGTCCGTTGTCGCATTGGAAGTCAAGGAGGACTCTCATTCCTTATTAGCTTCCTCATAATCTTCCTTGGCTGTTTGTATCTGCTCCTCTAAATGTAGTAGGTTAGCCATGACTGCTAGTTGTCCCTTACGGAAGTAAAGGTCTTTGTCATCTTTACAGGCTTCTACTGAGTTTAGTTGCATAGCACTACTACGTAAATCTTCTAAAAGGTTTTTCCAACCTTCTGTACGAAACATATCCTCAAGACTTCTATAGTATTGCTCAAGTTGCTTGTCAGTCATACTCATGTACTGTTTCTCCCTATAGGACAGTGTTTAGTTAATATTGTTTCTTATACTATACAATGTATAATATACGTAACATTATACCATACTTTAGAGAAAATGTCAAGTATTATTTGCGGTGTCTTGCTGTTTTCTTAGCAATAGCTTTAGGTTGTTTACTAAACTGTTTGCCTTTCTTAGTGTCAGCTTTTTTCTTACGTGACGTAGCGGCATATTCCTTTTTAGTTAAAGCCTCACGCGCCTTCTTAGGTAAGTAACGCTCACCTGTAGCCTTCTTACCCTGCGTACTAGGCTTACCAGACTTAGTTCCCCAATCCTCTTTAGTCCACTTAGACAAAGATTTCTGGGCTTTAGTCTTACCTCCAGTGTATCCACCACCTGCTTTTTTATAACGCTGTGTCGCAAGTTGCGCTTTCCTTGCGCTCCATTGTCCTGCTTTACCGCCTTTTGAACCTGCTTTTACAGCGGCTACAATACGCTTCCACTTGGCTTCGTCTGTCCTAGCCATTACTTCTTAGGCTTTCTTTTGATAGCTTTCTTTTTCTTTGGTGGTCTTCCGACCTTAGTTCCGTATGTACCTTTACCCATTGGCATAACAATATCTCCATTTCAGATTTACATTAATTACATATTTTATAAAAATTACTATATGTAACAGTGAGTTAGGTGTACACAGGTGTTACCATAATTACAAATAAGGCAACACCATATTTACAATATGTACACAAGTCTACAGTTTGTCACCCTATTGGCGACAATATGTTCACCACTTCACCCTATTCGCCCAATAAGCCGCAGACATTTTACCTTTGGCTATGTTCTTACCATGTCTAGCCTTAAAGGATTTACGCTTGGCTTTCATACGTGCAGATTCACCCGACTTAGGTTTACCTGCTGTCTTTGCCCCCTGTTCTCCAAACCTAATCGTCTTGATTTTGTCACCTTCTTTTGCCACAACAACATGGCTTTTCTTTGGATGGTTAGGGGTACGCTTTGGTTTGTTATAACCACTAACTCCTACTCTTGCTAGTCTTGGGTCTGGTTTTTTTGGGGGCATCATTCTTATCCTTTAGTGATTTTTTAAGGAGTTGGACTTCCGCTTCCAATACCTCTAACTTTTCCTTGTGGTCTTGGAATGCTTTGTTCACCTGATTGATTACTTCGTTGAAGCGGTGCATTGTTATCATTTTGTTTTCCTTGCTTGGTTTCTTTTACAGCTACTTCACGTTCTTTAAGTAACTGCTCGGAGATTTTGAGGCGTTTCTCAAATTCTTTATCGTCTGCATCACCTTTTTGTAGATTAGCGGTTATAGCTTTAACTCGGTCAATCTCCAACTCTTGAGGCACAGCACTAGCCTCCACAGCAAGTTTGGATGCTCTAGCTTGTGACTCTTGTGCTTGACCTTGTAGTGCCGCTGTCTGTGACTTCTGGAAATCAATCTGTGCTTGTTGTGCCGCCATAGCCATCTGCTGTGCTTCTGGGTTAGGCTCATTAGCTTTTTGTAGAGCCATAACAAGTTCTTCGCGGTTGGATAGATTCATGTTATCTACAATCGACATAATCAACTGTGAGTACATTGGGCTATCAGGTTGCATAGTCTGTAACAGTTGTACAAGTTGTGTGACCTCATACTCACGCGCAATAATACCAAGACTGCTTGAGGTATGGAACTTGTAGTCAGCCACAGGATACTTCTCTGGGTTGAACTGCATATACCTGTGGGCGGCTTTGGTTACAAATGGAATGAGGAAGGATTCTTGGAAGTTAATGAGAGTACGCTTGTGTCGCTTAATGATAGCACCGAGGCTCATAGAGATACCTGCGGCAGTCTGCTCACCATTGATAGACCCTGCTATACCTGCGGAGTCTATAGCACCTGTAGCAGTCTGTACCATCTTCTGTAGTTCGTTAGCCTGTGCAAAGGTAATCTGACTTACGTTACCAAAGTTAAGAGGCTGTAACACTTCTTTAGGAGCACCATTGGTTAGGATGGTCTTACCTGCACGTACTTCTGTTCTAGCACCTCTTGGTATGCGTGTAGCATCCATAGCCATCATTGGGTGGATGGTCAGTGCAAGAGCATCTATTCTGGCGCGTATTTCGGCATCTAACGCCTTTTGTGAGTTATACCCTTTCTCACATACCCCTCTGCCCCAAAAGCGGCTAGGAACGACATCCCAAGGGAATGCAACGACAGGTCTGTCACCCATCATGTAAGGGTTCTCTTCTGCTTTAAGAAGTGTACCATCATTAGCAATAACAACAATAGCTTCTACATAAAAGCCCTCATCATCATCAGCGGTCAATTCTTCTACTTCTTCATCTTCTTCTTGTCGTGCCGCTTTTAGTAAATGACGAGGAACTAAGCCGTAGTATTTAGTCAGACGAACCTTATCATCTTCATAGACTGACAAATCTTTATCTGGCTCAATATCAAAGTCTGGGGCGGCTATACCAACCTCTACAGTGCGGTAGACACCCTGCTCCTGTAACTGCTCAACCAGATGGGTAGGTACAAACTCATCGACTGCACAACCCAAGGCTTCCTCTACGGAAGTAGCTAGGGGGTCAATCAGGAAGTTCTGAGGCATTACTGGTCGTAGCTTTACGCAGGTCATGTCTACAACCTTAACACCTACTGCCTGTAACTCTCCACCCATCACTGGTTCTGTTGCAGGTTGAAACTCTTTCTCTTCTTCCAGAACTACTTCTGCAATACCAGTACCGAATACAGCCGCATTGATAAGACACTCTGCTACACTCTTGCGTACTTTGTTCTTCTTAAAGTCTTTGGTCAAAGTCTCACGTAGAAGAGCAATGTCCTGACGTTGGTTGTCAGCTACGTCATCTTCTATGTCAAAGAACTTACCACGACCAAAGGTGGCTTCTTCTAGTTCCGCGACTGAGGATTCCACAGCTTGCTGTAGGGCAGGAGTAATAATACGTGAGCGTTCTGATTCTCTAGTCCTATCCTCAGAAGCCCAATGACCGCGCCACAGCCTGTAGTATTCATCAAACTTTTCTGCATAGTTGGATTCAAAGTGGTCACGCCAACCTTGACATTTATTTATTACCCAACCTTCTAGTGTTTCTTCCAGTACAAACTGGTCTTTATCATCATATAACATATTAGTACCCTGCGTAAGCATCTAGTAGTTCATATTCTTCTTCTTGGTAATCTGACATATAGGCTATGTTAGCCAACTGGTCTATATAAGCCAAGGAGTCAATTAAATCATCATGCACCATTTGGTTTGGAAACTGAAACAACTCATCCAAAAATGGTGTGTTCCACTCCCCCTTGTTTAGCGTTATAGTTCCATGTTCAAATCTTCCTTGTAACGCCCAAACAATCCTATCTGTCTTTTTCTTATTACCATGCGTAAGTTCATCAACTCTAAAAAACCTCTGGTTCTTTTTCATCAAGTCACTGAGGTAAGGGTACACTGCATTCTTCAACGCCCCTTTTTCAATCCCGACAGCCACAGGGCGATAATCCCTGACAGCTTCAAAAATCTTTCGCGCAGTGGTTTCCACACCCCATCTACCATGAATGATGTCAGCGACCCACCAACCTTCTTCACTTGCTTTAACCACCGAGATAGCCGTTTGGTCAAGGCGTTTAGTTTTGGTTGTGACTTTAGCCACATCAGCGAATCCTGCCAAATCGACTGCAATGTAGTACTGACCTTTGTCAGGCTCTTCTTCACAAAATTTAATATGTTCTTCTTTGAATAGTTCACTGCCTTGAGCCTCAAATGATGCCATGAACTCCTGTCGGAAACTGTAGGCTGACATTGACTTCTTAGCCGCCTCAATCTCCTCTGGGTCTAACAGGGGGTTGTCATAGCTAGTAAAGTGATAACCCTTGAATGTATCGTCTTCCGATAAACAAGAGTACTGGTATAAATCATAAAAGTGATTCCTGCCCATTGGCGTACCAATGAACAAAGCATCACCCTTTTGGTCAGCCAGTGCAGGTCTAAGTATCTGCTCCCAGACCTCTGGCTTCATGTCAGCGTACTCATCCATAACAAGGAACTTAAGACTGACACCACGCATGGTTTCTGGTCGGTCTGCCCCTTTGAGTGCTATGGTCGCGCCATTGACTAACTTTATCTGTAAATTATTAACATGGCTGGATTGTACTACAGGGTGTCCTATCTCCAACAGGACTTGCCACATAATGTCCCTAGCCTGTCCCTGTGTAGGGGCTACGTAGAACACATGACCACGTTCCGTTTGCAACGCCCGAATGATGAGCATCCATGCGGCTAATCGTGACTTACCTGTCCGTCTACCTGCGGCTATGACCTTAAATCGGGTGGGGTCTTCAAAGACCTCCTGTTGCCAAGGAAGGAGCGATACGTTAAGTTCAGTCAACCTAGTATGTCCACATCACATAAGGGGTTGTATCGTCACCATTGCGAATATCAACATGAACAAAACTAGAAGCGACTCCGATGCCTGTGAATCCCAAGCCAATCGCCTCTTCAACAATAACAAATCTTTCCCAACCATTGTCCACTTTAATATCTGCCGCAATGCCTTGACTGTGTGTTCCTGCAATTTTTTTCTTAGCCTCTATAGGATGTTCTGGGGCGCGATAGCCCGATGTGATATGGAATGGAAAACCACAGGCTTCTCTGAGTGCATCTAATTTTTCGATGAACTCATCCTTCATTTCGTTCTTGCCAGTGTATTGACAATCAAACTCTTCTCTGGTGAAGTACTTAGCCATCTATGATTTCTCCGTCTAAAACTTCTTCTTCGTTTGATATTACTGTAGTCTCACCGCCCACTCCAGTAATATTAATTTGTATGGCAGACTTCCCTGCGCCTTTGACAACATCTTTCTCAAACGCCCCTACAGGGACAATGCGGTCAACTATTAGCTTCCATGCGGCTGATTGATGTTTATGTTCGTCATTAAGTGCGGCATCAAAGATTGACTCCAACACCTTCCTAGACTTAGGTGACGTTAGCATCCTGCTTTTGTATTCATTGATGATAGCGGCATCACCTTTGGGGCGACCTCTGGATAGACCAGTCGCTCCCCTCTTTCTTGACACCACATCTGATTTCTTTGGTCGCCCCCTCCTTTTCGGAGGATTCGTTTCAACAGCCATTGGACTCTCCTTAAGTTATCTTAAGTATCCTTAGACTTAACCTTTATTATTATACATTAATGATTATACATTAAAGTTTAATAACTAAGACTACTTAAGTATACTTAAGGCTTGTTAAATTATCTCTTTACTTATGCTTTATATTATAGCATACTTTTAACTAAAAGTCAAGAACTTTGTTAATAAATAATAACTATCTCTATGACCTTTTTAATAGGTATAGTCAACTTAAGTGCCGCCTCTGGTTTCCTTAAGTAAATCAACAACTTAGAGGTATAAACATAAGGCTACCTTTTTTCTAATTTTAGTCTTTTTTGTATACCAGTGGTAACCTACAAGGTTTAAGGCAACACGCGCACCCCCCGACCCCCTCATTTATCCGCAGGTTGGCATGATGTTTGCATGAGAAAACTTTGGCATGACTCTTGCATGACCCAAGTTGGCATGACTTTTGCCTGTCAAAAGATTTTCAAAAGGCAAAGCATGAGTATGCCAGAGGATACCT